CCATTCCCACCAAGATCATTGAGTGAAGAACCTGCTTTGGATTTGGCACGTCCAAAGTTACCAGTGATGTTACCAGTTGTCCTCAATTTAGGACGAATCTTTGAAAGGTTAGAGTAAGTCATCGGGGAAACTTGTGGTTACAATCCGGGCACAACCAGTGATCAATTCTGTCTTCACCAAGCAACTCAACTCCTATCACACGACTATAAAAATAGGGTGGAGAATAGTTCTCCCAATATTCTTGTGGAATGGGAAGATCAAACCAGTTAGCACCACATTCGGGGCAATTCTCAAGTTTTGTGATGTCAGTGTAAGTCATTCTTCATCCTCCTCTACAGCATCAAAACGAAACTCATAAACAGCAGTATTCGTATCACTGCTATACAGAGAGTATTTGAAGAATGGAACAGGACATTGTTCCAACCATTCATTAAAATCAATGTGTTGAGTTGTGAGATTAGGTACAGTCATCGTGCGATAATGTCAACAGATTCCATCAGCATCAGTGCCAAGTCAACCTCAACATCTTCATCAACAATCGGAATGTTAGCATCAACAAACTCTGACGCTAATTGTTGCAAAAGAGTGTTCATTCGCTCATCAGCATACGCAAAGGTCGCAAAATCGCTCTTGAAACCATCACGCAGCAGACGCAGAGAACGTGTTACTGTCAGGTCTTTAATCTCTTGGTTGTAGTCAGGCATTTGTGTAATCAGCGAAGATAAAGATAGGAACCGTGCCAAGTTGCACTCTCAAGACACTTCTCACGGGAAGGAATAGAGAGCAGATTATATCTCTCGTGCTTGGCAGGTGCTTTTACACTTGCAGGTTTGAATACGGAACCAGTTTTTTTATCAATGAAAGCGTGGATGCTATCACGACGGTCTCCAATGTGCATCCAGATTTTATGATACTTACGACCAGAACTTTCCAGTTCATAGAAGTAACCATCTGGAGCATCTTGCTGGAGAGCATCACACAACATCAAACCATACTTAACGATGTTAAGATAGATGGTGTTCTTTGCATCCTGCTGTGCAGTATAGTCAGAGAGTGTAATTGTCATTTGTTGAGTGTTCATACTATAGGGACACTTTCAAGGGCCCAGTTACTGATACCTAAACTTAAATCCCTTTGTGTGTTCTCTTTTCCCCTTACAAACATTACAAATAGATGGTCTGGATAGATTATATTTTCTTGCAAACTCCGCAATGTTAAAAATAACTTCTTCTTTACCATCTGGGTGAGTAACAATGTAACTCTTTGCTCTATTTGTATTCCCAAATGGTTTGTGTGGATTAGTATTTGCCTCCGCTCTTTTTCTAACTAAATGTTCTGGTTGTTTTCTTCCGCGAAGTTGTGATGCTATCTTTTCAGCGTGCTCTGGAGTTCTTGGTGGTTTTGGTTTTCTAAGTTTGTCTTTTGCTTCTTCACTCATATTCCATCTATTACCTTTTTGTGATGGTGGTTTATTTCCACCTTCAACCATATTATATTCTGCGTTATATTTTTTTATAAACTCATCCTCTCTTTGCAGAGCATCATCACCTTGATATATTTGCTCAACAATAAAGTTTTCAACACCATATTTCCGCATTGCATTGTATATTTTTTGGTTATTCCTTTTGTATTTTGAGTTGTTGATATGGGTTCTAAATCTCTGTTCTACTGATAATGAAGTAAAACCAACATAGCACTTATTGTTTGTAGTATTTGTTATTTTGTAAATGAACATTAGCATAAATCATTCTTGTTATTATTTATGCTAACTTCGCTCTACTTAACCCAGTTTTTTTCCATCGTAAAGTTGGCATGAGAGAAACATTCACGATTGACCAACTTATAGAAACCGAACTTGTTAGATAAGCAATAACCTTCTGCATCAATCCTGTTACCATTGATGTATGCTGCAGGACCATCATTGCGGCAGAGGAACAAACAATCTTCTTTAATGCTACGAATAAGAGACCACAGACGAATCAGGTTAGGATCACAATCAAAGTCATTCACGTTCTCTACACTAATCTGCTCACCTGCACGAATGTAAGCATTAAGTTGCTTCTTAATCTTCTCCGCTTCCTTGTTAGAAACGAACTCGCAGGCAGTAGACATTTGACGGGCAAATGCACAGATTTCAGCAACATCCCCGAACGATTCTTGACCGTGCTGAATGTATGCTTGAGGTTTCACATACTTGACGCGAGCAGTATCAACCCACAGATAAAAGTCGGGTTGCGCTACAGCATCACGCAAATCTTTCTTTGCAGTGTAACAAGTATGAGGAGCGATGATGATGTTTTGCTCTACAATCTCAGGAAACTGATAGGTGATAGTATTTGGGGTGTATTCACAATCTCCACCGAAACCGATAAAGTCTGCTTGCACAATACCAGCAATGGCAGGCAGATTGTCAAAGCAAGCGTGAAGAATCTCTGCTACATTTCCAGTGTGATTAGCATCAATGTCCTCATGCGATTCATTGATCTTGATTTTTACTTTGTTGAACACACTTTTGGTGCCCACAAAGAACTTTCCAGTTGCAGGATTGGTGCCCCAAACAATAGCGGGAGCACCATCAATCTTGACCGAAAGTTCACCACCAGCAGTGAACCAATCCAACACAGACAGATTGCCAGTCAGGATAGAATCTTCGGGGTGTTCGATGTGAGTGTTCTTCATACTACTGGTACACTTTCAAGGGCCCAATAAACAAATAAAAAAAGAGAGGGGATAACCCTCTCAAGAAAAGATGCTATCGTAAGAGTTCCTTACTTTGCCAATCAGTGCAGTACGTTGTTCTACAGTCACCAGATTGTTGCGGGCAAAGTTGATGAAAGCAGTAAGTCCAACGAGTTCCATAACACCATTGAACACTGGGATTGCATCAACAACTGAAACAACTTCGTGAATAAGAAGTTGTGCAACAATCACGAAAAACAGAACAGCGGTAGAAAGACCAACATTCTTGAGGAGTTCGTTAGAAACATTCTCATTCACGAAAGTCTTAACTTGTGCGATTTTGTCTTGCATTTGAGATTGATTGTGGGGCACCGTGCCCCTTACACTACTGATACACTTTCAAGGGCCCAGTTTCAATCAACAGGAAGTTTTACTTTTGAGTTACTCTTTGGGATGATAAGTTCCTCCATAATGATTTGCTTGGGCAGAAAGTTCCAACAATAGTAACTAGAACTGAACGTAATCTTGTCGTTTGGTCTACCATCAGGACTGTGAAACTTCATCCGTTTATCAAACATCAACAGTTGAAGATCCTTGTCCTTGAATAATTGTTTCGGAGCACTATCATTCAACCAAGTGTTAGTCATAATCAGTGCAAATGGTTTGCCAAATGATAATGCTCTCTCAAAGAACTTACGTTTGTTTGTGAATGGTGGATTGGATACAATTACATCCCATTCAAAGTCAGGATCATAGGTTAAAAAGTCTTGCCCAGTTGAAATGTGTGTTGAAATGACTAAGTTTTGTGCTCCAATCTGCTTGACAAACTCACTCTCTTTGGTATCAAATGGACACCAGACTTTTGCATCTTTGGGGATGTATTTCAGAATGGGAGTAACACCGTAAAACGGTGTGTAACATTCGTCATTGTTACCTTCAGAATACATTAGTTTGCCACTGTCAAGAGTCATACAATTTGAGTTCCGTATTGATAGATTTCTTTGCGGGTCAGACTACCAGAAAGGCGGGGATCTTTGTGCTTACCGTGAATCTTACGCTCCCAATCTTTCTTGAGTTTAGGAAGCAGAATCATCAGCACATCATCACAAGTCAGCTTCCACACTTCAACAACTTTTCCACCTTCATATCGGGCAATGTAGTGATTAGAATACTTGCCAAGTTTCTCTTCAATCAAATAACGTTCTTGCTCTTCCCAGGTATCTTGAACACTGATACCATTATAAGTCCCATTGATAGATTTAGCAATGGTTGATTTATACTCACATTCACCATCTTGATCGACAGCATCAGCACCCGAATAGGTTTCTGCTACTTGATGTCCAAGAATACCAGCAAGATGTATCTCGCGGGAGCGAGCATAACTGAAAGGATCACCCCAACCTTGTTCCTCACAAAGTTGATACATTTCCTCAAACAGTTGTTGAAATCTTTGTTCGGGAGTCATTTACGTTGTGCTTATACTAATACAACACTTTCAAGGGCCCAGTTTCAATCAACAGGCAATTTACCAACACTTTTACCTTTCTTGTGGTCAGCAATAAACTTTCGCGCAGAACTTTCAGTTCTACACACCTTCAACTGTTGACCGTTGTGTATAATCATCAGTTGCTTACCAAAAGGTACAGCAGCGTACTCACCTTTGCCTATAATGAATCCCTCAATCATACCAGAAACCTCTTCTCATACTCAAGCAAATCAGATGGTGCAGGAATAACATTGTCATCATATTCTACAGCATTTTCCCACCTTGCGCCAGTCTTTTGATACAGTTTGATGTTGAGATGTTGGTACTTGAGATTAGTTGGAACGTGAACTTTATAGTCAATTCCATCATTCTCTGTCAGCATACTTAGTTGCTTATTCTCTTCTTTTGTGACTGTAATTGTGGAACAAGACAACCAGAATAGATTCTCAAATACATCATAATCAGACAGGTATTTGTCTGGATTATCCATAATCATCCGACCGATGAATTGTGGGGACAAACAGTGATCGTGAGTGCGTTCTTTTGAATTATTCTTTGCCTGCTCACTTATCAGACCAAGATGATTCACCTGCCCACAATCAAACACACCAATGTAGTACAATCGTGTGATGGGTCGGAAGAAATCAGGGTCTCCCCAGTTGACTACATTTGCTGCCAATGAGTTGAATGTAGTTTGGCAGTATGCTTTCCAGTTCTTGGGGTTCATTTTGAGAAAAATCGGTGATTTGGTTGCGATGGATGGGTTCTAGGTCAGTTGCAGCAGAATTGCAGAAAAATCAGGGTTTTAGTCTAGTGGCCACCTGATGTCTCATTGCGTCTCACCTGCGAACCACCGACACGGCAGGTTCGCCCTTCTGAAAGATAGTATCAACAACAGCTTGCACAGAGCGAGCAGTGGAGATGCCAACTTTATCATAGACGGGCACACAAACCAGACCAAACTTCTTGGATTCATCACCCAAACGGATCACACGCCCAATAGTCTGCGAAATGCCAATGTAGTCCATATTCCGCATAAACAACACTGCTTCCAGTCCAGACACATTGATGCCTTCAGATAGGATGCTATGGTGAATCACAACAAACCGCTTGCTGCTATCCTTACCCCACGCATTGAGAGTATCAAAGAACTTCTCACGATCCACCTTCTTGCCATCAATAACCGCACCAGTCTTGGATGTAATCATCATCCAAGAATAACCACGCTGCCGAAGTTGCGAACAGAAATCAGATTCAGATACCAAACCGATGATCTGTTTGGTAGTGCGAGCACAAATCAGAATCTTTTTGATACCTTGGTCATCAATCGTTTCCAGCAGATTCTCTGCATCACGCTCATAAATCACCTGACGATCTTTGACCATAGGCAACTGCTTAACCACAACTTTAGGAGGCAGAATGTAACCACCGTCCACCAGTTCAGGTGCAGGAACCTGACAGATTACCTGACCATAAACCTCAGGAAGATTCATCCCTGGTTTGTTGATAGTGATGGAATGTTTGGGAGTTGCAGTAAAGAAGTAGCAACGATTTGCATTGGCAGCGAAGTGCTCAGTTGCAGGGAAAAAGTTACGCTTGACGCTGTTATGTGCCTCATCAAAGTAAATCGTATCCACATCAATCCCTGCATCAACAATACGTTGCAGAGAGTTGTAAGTAGTGAAGATCAGTTGATGACGTTCAGCAGCAAGACATACACCAGTGTGAACCGCAATCTGTTCAGGATTGGTGGTAGATTCGTGGTGCGTTTCTCCACTGTGAACGTGCAGAACTTCAGCATTAGTGATGTGCTCCAGAAACTCACTAGAGAGTTGCTCAGCAAGCAGAATACGCGGAGCAACAACTACAACAGTTTTAGGAGTTTCTGACTGGAACAGGCGCATAACATCATAGATCATCTTCAGCGTTTTGCCGCCGCCAGTAGGAACAATGATTTGGCCTTTGCTGTACTTTTGCATAGCAGCAACAGCACGATGTTGATGAGGACGAAGAGTAATCACTTGTTGAGAATGTTGTTAAGGTCGTCAATCACAGAGTTCATCGCAGCGCGAGAATAACCTGTCGCAAAAGGATAGGTTTTCTCGTGATTATCGCTCTCGGATGAGTCAACATTATAGCACACGTTGACTGCATCCTGCAAATTGCTAATTAGACGTTGAAGGGTATCAACCCTCACAGTCACGGTTTCCATAATGTTGTAGGCGATTCTAGAGGGGTCTCAGAGTGTTATACTATGGAGACAGTTTCGAGGGCCCAGTTCTACTTGCCCGTGAGTGATGATTGATAATGACTTCCAGGTTTGTCTCTTCCCTTTTGTAAATCTGCTTGAACTCTCTTACCAGTTCTTACAATTTTCTTCTTCTCGTCTCTAGTGTAAGGTCTCTTTTCGCCTTTTGGAAGT